CGCAGAGTATCAGTTCAAGTGCCTGCAATGCGTATTTGAGTTTTTCTTCCCTGTCCTGCGTTTTGTTTATCTTCCAGACCGTTGTCTGCCCTCTGCGGATATTCTCCTGCATTATGCAGGCTTGCCTGAAAAACCTGCCGTTTCGCTCTTTGCTGTGAAGATATTCCCGCTTGTATTCCGCCTGCTTGTCCTCGCATATCTCTTTTGACCAGCCCTCATGCCTGTTCTTGTAGCCAAGTCTTGATAACTGCGAGAAATACTTATATTCCTCAGCAGGATACTCGTCATAGATGAGCCTGCCGTCTATCGCCATATCTTCATATCGTGCAAATTCTTCTTGTGACATTCTTTTGAAATCTATCTTTATAGTTGATACCCCCTTTGTGGAGGGTTGTGGATAGGTTTGTGCCGTTTTTCAAGAACTCTTTCTTTATATATATTCTTTAATTTTCTAATACGAAAGGTTAAGAAACCCCCTCAACCTATCCACAACCCTCCACACTTACAGATACTTACACTTGCTCGTCAAGGGTTATACCTGAATAATAATTGCACCCTCTGCCTTTTACTTTTTCAAAGCGTTTTGCAAGCTCCATACCGAACTTTGTTGAGCTCATACGATATTCATTGTTCTGCTCAGCCCAGTTAAGATATGCCGCAAAAAGCTGACTTGACTTAACGCTCAGACCCTTGCCCACAGTACACTTATCCTCAACAAATGCAGAGATAACGTCCATTTCACGGCGGTACTCCCTCACTTCTTCAAGGACGGCACGAGGCATTTTAAGCCCCTCTTTCTGCCACAGCAGACAGCCCTCGACCGCCCAGCGGAATATGCCCGTAAGCTCCGCCGACAGCTTGTATTTCAGCCTGCGGTCTATCTTTTCTTCGGGGATCTGCACAGTGAAGGGTATCATATGAATTCTTCGCCATATGCCCGTATCCGTTCCTCTGATGACAGGCTTATGGTTTGTCGCCATCCAAAGCTTGAACTCAGGCTTGAACTCAAACTCGTCGCCGTAAAGCTTTCTTGCCGTAACAGTATCGTCGCCTGTAAGCTGTTTGAGCAGACCCTCGTTGATACGAACAACCTCGTTAGGCTCAACGCTTGTCACGAGCCTTGCACCTTTGAGCCTTGCGATGTCGCTGTTTATGGCGGTGCTCTGATTTGAACGCACCATAATAGTTTCAGGTTGGATATTTGCCGCATAGTCCCCGAAAATATCCCTTATGATATCAATGAAAGTTGACTTGCCGTTTCGTCCTGTTCCGTATAGAAAGAACGCACATTGCTCGGTGGTCGAGCCTGTCAGGGAATATCCCACAGCTTTCTGAACGTATCTGATAAGGTCTTTATCTCCTCTGAAAATGTCGTCAAGAAAGGCAAGCCAGCGAGGACAATCGGCGTTCTCTGAATACTCAACGGCTGTCATTTTCGTCAGATATGTCATAGGGTCGTGAGGAGATATGCCGCCGCTTCGCAGGTCGATAACTCCACCCGGGGTATTGAGAACAGTTTTAAATCTGTCCATCTGAGCAGGCAGAACAGGAACGTGGTGCATGACCTCGCTTAGCATTGCGTTCTTTGATTTGTTAGAACGGCAGGACTTCATATGCTTTTCAAAGGCTTTCGCCATATCCGTTCCCTCGTCTGCGTCAAGCTGAGCGTACACTTTTGCCTCTGCCGCCATACAAGCCACAGCCTTGTCAGCAAGACGTTTAACTGTGCCTGTCATATCGGTACACCACTTTCTGCCGTCATACCAAAGCCAGCGTTTGTCTGTATAACAGTATCTCACCTGCTCACCAAAAAGGTCAACAAAGCGTTCTGCGTTGCCTGTATCGTCAAATGAATAAAGTCTTGGCTTGGCTTCTT